AAAGTTAAATTCTCATCGTATTTTTCTAAATCTTTTATCCACATAATGTTTTGCTTTTTTGTTTCTACAAATCTACAATGTATTTATTTACTGTGCAAGAAAAAACTGTTTTTATTTGTTTTTCGCGGAAATTTATATCTATATTTTTTTAGTTAAATCTTTTCCATCTAAATCAACTTCTTTAATTCCACCTCCAAAACTAGCATCAAACTCTTTTACTATAACTTCTAAAATTGTATCGATTAAGTTATCTTCTAATTTCGCTCTAATTTCTTTTGTTAATTTTGAATCGTCAATCTCTATATTACCTTCTATATTAAAATATCTCATTTTATAATTATTTACTTATCCATATTAAAAGTGATAATCCTGCAAAAAAGGCAAGTATCATTAAGGCACAGCCGTAATTTTCGTGTTTGTTTTCCATGATTTCTAATTTTATTTTACAAATCTAAGTATTACTTTTGATTCCTACAAGCTTTTTGTTGATTATTTTCTACTGTTTTATTCTTTTTTGCGGCAAATTAGATTAGTTTCTTAACAGTATTTTTAATCTCAGTGAAAAGAATGTTTCTGTCCTTTAATTTATCAGCCACTATAATAATTTGTGAATGATCTTCAATATCAATTTGAGCCAGATATTGACCATGAATTGTTTTTCCTTTTTGTTTATATGTTGTTATTTTATTTTTCATAATCGATGTTTTAATTTTCTTTTGTCTGAATTAATTTCAATCCTTCTTGTAATCCCAACTCCAGTGCTTCTTCATACGTACTAAACTTAGATGCGTCTTCTGGTGAAAAATTACTATCATAATAATTCCAAGCAAACCATCCAATAGGTCTTACTATATTTGTTTTTGAAAGGGGTAACTGTGTGCAGTCGTAATGGGAAATAGCTTCAACTATGATATTAAATTCATCTCTGAGCCATTTTTGTAATAAACTTTGGGTTGGCGCTTTAGCTATCTCTGTATCCCATTTATCTAATACTTGAGATTCTAATATTCTAGGAGCCATATAAGGGAATGTACAATCTCCCCCTCTACCCATTTCTAGAGTATACTTTTCTGTTTCTATGTATCTACTTTTAACTGGGATATTAAATCCTTTTTCTTTTGCTATTTTAGCAGTTTTTAAATTTATTAATTGCTCTTTCATGATTTATAATTTTACTTTACAAATGTAATCATTATTTTTATATATCCTAATTAAATTTGAAATTATTTTTATACGACAAAACAACCCCATTTTTGAAGTTGTAAATATTTAATAATAACTTTATGCAAACTATGTATTTTTCCAGAAGTCTATCATATCGAATTGAAGATAGTCTTTCTTTTTATAATCTGTTTTTGTTATTTCTTTGGCGCGGACTTCTTCTTTAATAAAACTCTTAGAAATCAAGCCGGAAAGTTCTTTATACATCTTACCCGCTTCCCATCTCAAAGATCTGTCATTGTCAAAATATCTAATATAATTAAATTCTTCTTTAGAACAGTTGTCTATGAATTGGTATTGTCTGGATGCATAAATACACTTAGCTTTAATAAGCTTTTGTTTCCAATAATTTCCTTTGCTTAATTTGTTTTTCTGCGCCGATTTCAATAACCCGAAGCCTTTAACACTTAACGTAACTTTATCATATGTTTTGCATGTAAGTTTAGTAGATGTTTCGCTTTTGTCTATTCTTCTGTTTATTGAATCAATGTATCCGTGTAGTCGGATGCTATAGGAGTTTAAAGCAGTTTCTGCAATGTTTTTTCCTATTACTACTCTTAGGTATTTTACTCTATAATTTCGTGATTTAGTTCTGTATTTTGTCTCTAATTTTTTATTGCCCGCGAATAATAAGCTCCCATTTCGGCTAAAAGAAACTAGATCAAGAGAAGAAAGAACAGTTAAATATTTAGAAACAATCATTCTTGATATACCTGTAACTTTACTAACTAAACCTATTCCTTTTAATTTCTTAGTAGCTTTTATTGACTCTTTACCTTTTCTTGCCGACTTTAACATACAATAAACTGCTATCAAACGATCACCATCCAAATTGAATGAAGAAGCCTGATTGTACATATGACTATAAAGGACAGAATTGATGTTTGAGTGCATATAAATAAAAAATATCCGTAAAATAAAAAGACTCGTCGGACAAATTGCAGGTGTCTTTCAAGTCTAAATATATACGGATATTGATTCCTTTATATAGTGTTGTCTCGATTTTCCCTGCTAAAAAATCTTAATGTCGTGTCTTATGTGAGAGTTCAGAAAAGCGTTACTTCTAATCTGAGCTACAAATATACAACAATAAGACTTCTTTAGCAAATCCCTTACTTTTAGACAACGGCTCTTAATTTCACACTTCGTTTCGGCGCGAAAAAACAATAAAACAACAGAAAATAAAAAACAGAACAAAGATTTCTCCTCATTCTGTCTTAATCAAAAAAGTGTAATAATAAGATATATGATCAAAAAACGTAATACTAAATAACTTCTTCTAACCAATGTGTATATTCTCCTTTAATTATTTCAATAGCTCTAGGAGAGTTCTGCATCTCAATAAATGTCCCTTTCTTCATAGGTATTCTTCCTGTAGGGTCATATTCAAACATGTATTCACCTTTATAATTCTCATTTAGAAATAATATCCTCTGTCCAAAATCAGGTAGTCTATCTTTAATACTAACTGTTCTAAATGTTCTTTCCATTATCATTTGTTTTCTTACTATAATACTCTAAAGCATCTTGAAACCCTTTCTTATACGCTGATTTACAAGAAGTGTATCTAGGCATATTTTTAATGAAAGTTGTTTTTCTTGATAACATGGCTTTTTTATCTTCTGGACTCATGGTTTTAATCTTAGATATTTAATAATCTACCTCTCCCACTCTCATACCATTTTGTAAAACCTCCAGCTTCAACTATCTGCTGATTACTTTCTGCTTCTACCTTTCTATATGAATCCCTCATTCTTTGTTTAGAATCTTCATCTGGACAATCATAAAATGAATCTGTTTCTATTAGAAACTGTTCTAGTTCTTCGTTTGTTAGTGTGTACATAATGTTTTGTTTTAATTGTTTCTCGCGCGAAAAAAGTTTAGAAAGGAGAGGAATTATCAACTTTATTAGAAACTCCAAAAGCGTCATTCAAATTACCTAACGGAACTGGACTTGGCTTCTCTACAGTGAAATCAACAGTATTGAATGATGGGATAGAAGAACTAAATGTAGGCATATTTTCTTTTTTTCTAATCTCTCTTTCTTTATCCGCATTAGGTATATTCATTTCTTCTGCATAAATATCTAAATACAGCCCTTCTGCTTCACGGCATTTAAGTAAATGGACATAATTTACTCCATAAGTTTCTAGCGAAACCCTTCCGTTTTTATCTTCTTCTAAGAAATATTTCTCTAAATTAGGATAACGATCAGGAGTTATTTTTGAATATTCTTTAATACCAAAACGTCCTGGACTAATCATAATCGCTACATAATCAGCGACTTGAAATGTAAATTGAGAATAATAAATATCACTAGCTGTTGGTTGAGACATGATGTTTTTATCTTGTGCTCTTTTTTGCATGTCTGAGTTAGTCTGAGAAAGAAGGATAAACACAACATTCTCATATAACATTTTCAAATCATTTACTCTTTCTATAAATTTTTCAATAATAGAATTTCTAGGTTCTCCATTATCTCCAGAGATTAAGGCAAGGTGATCAACAGTAATAATCACGCTGTCTTTATCTTTATTTGCATCTAGAAAAGTAACACAGCCTTCATAAAACTTCTTAGGTGTTGTAGGAACTTGTGAAATAAAAACTCTCTCATCTTGTAGACTTAAAAAATACTCATTTGCTTGTTGTCTTTCTTCCTCTGTAAATTCTTGTAATAAAATATCTTTTTTAGACTTTGACTTGATCTTCTTAGACATTCCTCTTAAAACTAAACTCATCACTCTCATCTCCAAAGAAATATGTAATACTGCAAAATTACTTGCTGTTGGGTTTATTGCTGTATTTAAGATATTATCAGTTATTTGAGCTAGTTTATGTGATTTTCCTATTCCTGAACCTGCCGAAAAAATTATTATAGAACCATTTACGACAGGAAACAAATCATCGAAATAGCTTTGACCAGTTTTAATTATACCTTTCTCTCCTTTTTGGTATTGTTTTATTTCTGCAAATGCTTTTACTGTTAAATCTTTAAATTTCTCTATTTGCATATCAACTTATTATATACCTTTATATCTAATACATCTTTATAACTTTCAGCTTTTTCTTTTAAATATAGTTTTCTCTCTACATTATATCTTTCTTCGGCTTCCTCAACATTACCATAACTTCCAAATCTATTTGTTCTCCCGTTTTTAGTCATTTGAGCTACATATTTTTTACCACTTCTGCTATACGTTACACCTAAGGGTAAATGGGAGTGTTTTCTTGACTGTTTGGTGGTAAATAAATTATTAATATCTTCTGGTACAAAACAGCATGTTTCAGGGGAATAAGTTTTTGTTTCTCTACTGAATATATCTTTATCTAAAGCCCAACCCCTCATATGTGGTTTATAAGTTTCTTCAAACCAACTTGCAAAATTTTGGAAATTATGCCATTCGTTACACACAGATACCTGCCTATAACTAGGGTATTGTTGTTGATGTTTTTCACTATAACATCTTTTCAACATATCCATCCAACGTTTATAATGCGGTGATCTATCTTCACCCGTATAACATTTGTAAACCCCTTCTCCAATATAACCAACCCCATATACAGATGGGTAATATGGATTTTTTATCTTTCCTTTTTTTATTTCACAGTGAGTTCGGTTTGTTATAATATTACCTGTTCTTAAGAATAAAATATCACAATCTAATTTCCCTCTATAAGCTATTATTTCAACCTCTTCTCCTTCTTTAGTCCAATGATGCTCGCCTGTCTTATCTTTGAAATTTGGACTATCTTTTCCTTTCTTTTGCATGGTTTATTTACTTTCGATGTTGCTCCTAGTATTTTTCAAATATTGATTTAAAATAATCTTCTTTCTTTAAGTAAAAACTATAAAGCCAGCTTTCCTCTATATCAAACCTAGTAGCAAAAACTGTCTTAGGATAATAAAATATAAATTCTAATTTATTAGACCGTTCTTCATTCTCCTTTAAAAATTCAACACAAAGTTTAATTAAGTTATTTTTCTGTATTCCACTTTTTATACGGAAGTCTTTAATGTGGCTCAATGTCTTCTTTCTATTTCCAATTTCTTTTCCCGCCGATTTATAATGGTTAGAAAGCCAATCATATACTTGTTGATCTTCTGGTTCAATTGGCGCAGAATTAATATCTTCTAATAATTGTAAACCTTTATCATTCAATCTAAGACTCACTAAAGCACTTTCATCCTTGCGTTTAGCTTTGATATGTTTTATCAGAGAAAGTTCATTAAAACGGCTGTAATCTACCTCTGTGAAACTTTCTTCAAGATACTTTAGTTCTGTTTGTTTGATCGCGGCCAAAAAAAGAACATCAGCAGGTAACAAACCATATTTTTCTAAAACTGTAAAATTTATATAACTCATAATTCTTCTGTTGGCTTATATAATTCTTTTGCCGAATACTCTTTAAGACCTTCCTCTGATAATTCTATTACTGTCCACGTAGAATCAATATTATTTTGCCACAAATAATATCCTCTAAAATTACCATCAATAACTTCGTACTTTCTATTACTACAGAACTGTCTTAAATGTAATTTTAAAGCTTGAAAACTGCCCCAAGTTTTACCTCTTTTAGTCCATCTGGGATTATTACCTCCTGTACTAAATAAATCGTATTGGTTTTTTATTTTGAAGGCTTTCATGACAAAACAACACTTACATTAGTAAACTCTCCCGACACTAACTGTCTGATTTCCTCTAAATCTTCATAATGACGGCTAAAAATACATTTACCATTTGCAAATATCTGTAGTCTAGGATTTTCCCACAAAACTCCATCTATCTCTACAAACTCTTTGTACTCATCGGTATCTAGTCTCACACTATAAAATCCAGGTTTTCCCTTCCACCAAAAACCCTCTTCATACCCATATTGAGTAATAATTCCTAACCAATTTTTCTTTTCTGGTATCTCGTTACACCAGATAAAATCTGTTTTTACAGCTGGTGTTATTTTAATGTGTGATACGTGATTAGAATTTATCCTTGTTTCTTTCATAGCTTTTCTAAATAAGGTTCGTAAGTATACACTGAATTGAGTGTTTTAAAAGTTTTTTCATCCATTATCTTAGTCACAGGTGATGTTGAAATACCTATGTTCTGAAAATCAATAGGATATAAATTAAATCTTTCCCCTACTTCTGGTTCTTTTGTGTATTCTCCTAAATGGAATGGGTTACTAAATCCAAAATCGGAATTCTCATGATATGGATTTTCCACATCGGCTATTTTTGTTATTTTATAAATCATAATTAAAACTTTTTACCTCCATCTTTAATTCTATTCTCTAGCTTGTGATCTTTACGATTTTTATTGTAGTCCATTTTTGCTACAAGCGCTCCTCCAATATCATAGCCCCATCTTCCAGCATAATCCATAATACGAATAACAGCATCTGCTAATTCAACTTCGGCCATTTGTCTATTAGGTAAATGGTCATCCATTAATCCTTTTCTTTCGCCTTCCATAGCTTCTGAGATCTCACTATGAATTAAACACAACATCTCAGCCTTGTTTCTTTCTAATAACTCTCCTGTTTCTAAATTTGTGTGCCATCCTGCGTCGAAAGAAGCTTTATAACAGATATCCCTTAAATTATTTACATTTTTACTAGTAGATGTTTCAGACTCAATAAAGCCATACTCCTTTAATTTCCTATAGATTTTAACTGGTAAATTTTCAAACTCATTTACATCTTTGGGTATTCTGATTATTGTGTTTTGTGTTGGTGAAATTATTGCATAAGAATCATTACTTCCCCATATACCATAATCTGTAAAATCATATTGATATAGTGACTTATCTTCTAATAAGCCTAATTCAATAGCTATTTGATGAAGTACTGTTTTATCTCTGCTCATTTCTTGACCTAATTCACTTAATTCTCTCATGTCCGTATCTACTTAATTTAATTTTATTCTCGTCTTTTAATTGCTCTAAAGCTATTCTCACACTATATACAGAACAGTTTAATTGTTTTGCTATGTAATTTCTGTTTATTATTTCTTTTTCCGCGAAAAGCTCTAAAACAGATTCTTTCGTTATTTTACTGTATTTATGCGCCAAAGTATAATTCCTAATATGATTAATGTTACAAAAACTGTTTTAATGAAAGTAATGTTTGCTTTCCGTTGTTCTTGGTCTGTCATTATTTAATGTTTTCTAGTGGGTATGCTTCTCTGAAAGTGTTATTTGGAATATCCCAATCATGCCCTTCAATATTTTCATAAACTTTAATTTCCGCAGCTTCTAATGCCTTTTCCACATGATATTTTGCAAATTTTTTAAATGCCTCAATTATCTCTTCTGGGTCTTCACACTCTGTGTATAAATTTAATGCTGTCATATTTCTTATTTTATTTATGCAAACTTACAATTAATTTATTTATCTCACAAGCTTTTTTGTAAAAACTTTACCTAAAATAAAAAATCCCCCGTTTTATTGGAGGATTTGATTGGTTTTAACCAGCACAACTATCGCATTCTAGTATTGATTTTCTAGTGAATGTTTGAGCAGCATTCTGATTAAGTTGGTAATATAAAGTTTTAATTCCTAACTCATGAGCCTTTAAGTAGTAGTCACTAACCTCTTTTGCCGAAGTACCGAATGGGATCATTGTATTAAATGAAATTCCCTGATCAATATACTTTGTCCTAGTAGAGTTTTGAATTAATAGCTCCATAGGACTTATTTCTGGAAAAGTTTTAAATACAGATTTTTCTAAAGTGCTTAAAAAATCTAAATGTTGTACAGAACCGTTGTTGTTTTTGATTGTTTCCCAAACATCTTCTGTGTTCTTATCTTTTTCTATTAATAGCTGTTCTAAAAAGAAGTTCTTTTGTGCGTGTTTAGACTTGGCCAAAGCTTTAATGAAATAATTACTATAAACTGGCTCTATACTTTGCGACCATTGGCCAACAATTTCACTGCTTGAAGTATTAGGAGCAATAGCATTTAAAGTAACATGTCGTCTAGTGTATTTATCATCTTTTAATAAAGGTGCTTTACCATACTCCGAAGCCATTTTTTCAGAAGCCTTGTAAGACAGCTCTTTTAATTTACTAAAAATCTCAGTATTTTTAAATTTAGCTTCCATGCTCTCTAAAGGAATCATGTTCATCTGTAAATAAGAGTGATATCCACTTGCTCCAATTCCTACAGCCATTTGATCTTTTGCAAAATTAACAGCTCTGTGCATTAAAACGTTACTTTCATTCTTATCTATGAAATCCAATAAAAAAGTGTCTAGTAAGTTTAATAATACTTCTACAGCATCTGTATCTTTCCATTCATCAAAATGCACTAAATTCATTGCCCCTATACAACAAACAAATGTATTTTTGTGATCATTAGATAATAGAATTTCGGAACATAAGTTGCTATTATTTACATACTTATTTAATTCCTTATAAATATCTGGCCTTACATTGTTTACATTATCTTTGAACATTATATAAGGGAATCCTGTTTCAAACTTCTTTTTAATTATTTTTGCCCAAATTTCCCTCTTTTCTACATTCCCTTCTTTTAACTGTTTAATCCACTCATCCCCTATTTTAACAGCAAAAGGTACTTCATGTATGTCTGAGGTTTTATCTTTAATGGTCAAGAATTTTAAAATATCTGGGTGTTCAACATCTAGATAAGCAGCAAATTTACCTCGTCTACTTCTTTGGCTAATCCAACTTGTGGTGTCCTGAATTCTTTTTACATATCTCATAACACCATCTGCGAAACCTCCGCCTGTTATTGGAGCACCTTCTTTTCTAATTGCCGATAAATCTCCAGAAGTTCCACCACCTATCTTAGATAACATACCTACTTCTGAATCAGTTAGCAGTAAACCTTCAACAGAGTCTTCGACGTAAGAACCAAAACAGCTAATTGCACTTTCCTTTTCATCTAAGAAATTTGTAATTCCAGGCGTTGGTAATAAAAACCATCCTCTAGATAAGTAATCTAAAAACTTTTCAGAATAACCTTCTTTATTAAGAATTTTTTCAGCCTTCTCTCCTATTTTTTTGAAATGTTCTTTTTCATCTCCTTTTATATATCCGTTTTGTAAAAATAATTTACTTTGGTCGTTTAACCAATACCATTTGTCAAATTGTTTTGTCATTCTATAGTTTTAAAATAATGATTCTGGGGAAATGTCTTGTTGGCCAATAGTATAGTTTGGAGATTGAATATCAAAAAAATCTACTCTTACATCTAAAACTCTCTCTTCTTCAAACCATTTTAATGAGTCTCCTAATTTAGTTGTATCTATGTCAAACATTTTTTCTATACCTATCTCTTTCAATGCTTTATTAAATCTATCTTGAATAAATAATTCAACCTCTTCTTTTTTGAGAAAACTTAAATCTTCGCCATTAAATATCCAATCTATAATCTTTAATTCTGCTTCATATGCTTTTTTACAAGCCCTTCTTATCTTATTATAAAAATCCTCATTGAACCACTCGGGATATTCCCGTTTAATTATGTTAATTAAAGCAACACCGAACTGAAAATGAACGTCTTCTTCTTTAGCGGTGGCCATAATAATATTATCAACTGTTTTTAGTTTCTGTTTCTTTTGGCAAAATGATTTGACAATATAAAATTGACTAAATAAGGAGCATGACTCAATGAAGGCACTAAATAAAAGTAAATTTAAAGCATAATTCTCCTGTTTATTTTCGGAGGCTCCTTTGATATACTTAGTGAGATATTCTACTCTACCTTCTATAACAGGGTCTTTTAATGCTTTTGCAAACTCACTTTCTAATCCTAGTCTTGTAAGTAGTTCTGAGTACGCTTCTTGATGTATAACTTCATTCATTGCGAAAGTATACCCAACCATATAAATTTCAGGTTTTGGTAAATTATCTCCCACTTTACCCCAGAAAGTTTTAACTGAAACTTCTATTTGAGAGATAGCTAATAGCGCTCTTTTAATAACACCTCTTTCTTTCTTAGTTAAAACATTATGATAATCACTGATATCTCTATCTAATCTTTCTTTAAACTCATCTATAAACCACATTGTGCCTCGTATGGCATTCATGTAGGATAAGAGCTCTGGATATTCGTAGGGTTTCACGGCAATCCGTTTGTCAAAAATACTCATTTATTTATAATTTTTAAAATTCGGCGAATAAAAAAGACAGCAGAAAACTATCCACTGTCTTGAATGCAAATATAACAATATAATACTAC